GTCTGGAACTCCCGAAGAACGCCAGGCCCGAGCTCGAAAACGGCAGCGAAATCTGGTGGCGAAACATGCGCACGGCTTCAATAAAGCCGCTACATATCGCGACAGATCCAAACCACGGCGACGGCAGAAACACGCCGCTGTAGATCTATCAGACGCCCTAGAATCGCCACCACTGCACGATTGAGCCCTAGCGCCGCTGACCACTGGGCAAAAGAAAAGCCGCCCGTAGGCGGCTAATCAGCGTTACTGGCGACTACTGCTAATCGCCAGCGTATGCCCTAGTGTACCATAGTTGCGACCCGCGGCCGGTAGTTACCGGACCGTGAATGAATTTGAACACGGGCCGTACGGGCGGTTCTGGGTCGTATTGTGGCAGTAGTACCTTTACCAGTACACGCTGCTCTTGAGAGAAACCGTGGCCGATAGGATAAAAATAGGTGGTGTGATAATTGTCGATAACGAAATTGGTAGTCATTTTACACTCTCCAAATTGATTGATTGAATAGGTGCATTAGCGGCAAACACGGCGCGAGCGAATCCGGCCGGCGTGGCACTGCGAAAATTTTTGCGTTCTGGACCGGGCGCCGCTTTATGGATGCGGTCGTCGGGCTGGCAATCTGAATCACAGTCTGCCGCCGGCATATTGAAACCGCCTCCAATCCACAAACAGGTTTTTTTCGTATAACAGTCTGCCGGCTCTAAACCGCTGTACTGCCACGGGTGGTAGCTAAAATCCGGCTTACGCCAGTAGGTACTGATAGTGCTAACTGGATTTTCTATATAGTAGGGCACGGGGGGATATTCGCCGTCGCACTGGAAAAACTCGCAAAAGTCTGCCGCTGTAGCGAACATATGAACGCTATCAGCTAGCGATCGCAAACCCTTACCCTTAAACCAGCGAGCGCCACTGACAGCTAGCGAATCGCATGGGGGATAACACGAAATAAACGCTACTCGCTCGCCAATTTTGCGAACGTCGTCTAAATCCCAGTTATTACCGTGTACGACCCGTGCTATTTCTGACAGTATATCCACCGGACTAGCTTTTAATAGATCGATGTTGATTTTCCAGATACCGCCGGCAATATGATATTTCCCATCATACAGCGGGTGCTGATTATCGAACGTGAAACACTGATATTCGGCGTCGCGCCACGGCTTCAGTGATTCGCCGGTTTTGTCGAATAGTGAGATTACAATATCTCGTTTCATGTCAGACTCTCCGATAATGATTTTTTCATAGTGCCGTGAGCCCTAAACCCGATGATATAGGGCCGTTCACTGGCACATAATTTACAGTCTACGCACTGGATATTGGCAGATTCTGCCGGGCACGCTACTATTTTACGGCCGGCCGGCGTGTACGATACTTTAGGCGCGTCGGTGGGTAGCACTACAGTTACAGGAAAGCCGGTATCGTATTTAGTATCGGCGTCGTTGATGTTATCGGCGCTCAGATTCTGAACAAAACCACGGGCTCTACCTTTTTCCCATATCGCGATGTTATGCGGCGTGGGCTCGTGATGGGTATAGTCGATATGCGGGTTTCGACCGGTACACTCTACTTTATATAGATAGTCCGATTCGATTACGGCGCCGTCGTCGTGCGGGTCGTCGCCAGCGAGTTTATGCCGGATTACGCGGCTACGTGGTAGCTTGCGTAGATTGTCTAGCGTGTCACGGTAGCTATCGCCACGAGCGCCACTATCTACTTTTTTCCAGTGCCAGCTAATAGGACCATATTTAGCGTAGCACGGGCCCGGCTTACGATTGCCGGCAGCGTCAATTATATATTTTAGTGCGCAGCTATCCGGGCAGCTATCGCTGGATATAGTAGTACCAGCTACCGGCCCGGTCTTGTTATTACTAGATCGTGCTGTGAAATGTGCGTTTGTCATGATTGTGGGCCGCCTATCAGTAGCTCGTCCATAATATCTAGAATGGGCTCTAAATGCTGTGCGTCGAACCATGCCGGCAGTTTGTCGCCGTCTATATTTAGTAGTTCGCCGCGGTACATTAGATCGACCATATCTATACGGCTATAGCCCAGCGTGTAATACTTTTCATAGTAGGATTGTGCTAGCGCTTTTTCTAGCGCCGCCCATAATCTACCGTCTGATTTTTCCATAGTAGTGTCTCAATTGATTAGTGACAGGCCGAATATAAACGATGGGCAGCTATACTGCAAGCCGTATAGATGGGCTCTGCCCACACTCACACGGCCGCCAAACCAGTTCAGTGATTCGGTTTGCCAGTTTAGAACTGCCAAACTAGAAATAATAACCACAATACGGGCATGGTTCGCGTAACCAGTAATATGTAAAGTAGCAACCCGCCCCGATCGGCAGAAAAAGAGCTCAAGATCAAGACAAAGAGAGGGCCCCGGCCCCCTTTTTATTTTTTACAATGTATATATATTGTCTCCACAAAGCGGAGGGCAATTTAACTAATATAAGACCCCCCTAATATGGTAGATTTCTCCGACGCATATCGCCCACTAAAACGCTGGTGGGAGCTATATCCTGAGCATGAGAGCAGAGCCAGAAGCCTGCTGTCCAGCTCTGTCGATGAGGATACGCCCTGGTACCACAAATCTTGGCAAGCTCCTCTGGGGCTGTTGAGTTATGTCGCATCCCCTGTTACCTCCGGGTTTGAGGCGCTGAGAGATGAGCCAATCAGGGATGTGATGATAGGTGAGTTTGGTGTAAACCCCGAAACCGCACAGAAAGTAGCTAGTGGCATAGGCATGGCCATGGATGTGGCTGTACCCGTTGGCGCAGCTAAAGCCGGGGCCACAGTGTCTCAAGCATTAGCCAAGAGACTGAACCCCAACGCCGGACCAGCGGCTCTGACGCAAAACATAATAAGACGCGACACAGCGCAGCAGACCGAGGATGCCCCGTTGTTACCAGCTTGGTATTCCTCCTCAAAGGCCAAGGGACCGCACATGATAGCGGGTGCTTTTAGGGGGCTGGGAGACATGGTGCAAATGATGGTTTCCCCCCAATCATCTCATTTATTCAAGAAGTATGGAATCTCCCCGTCGATGGCTAGGGATCTACGCAGGGACTTTGCATCTCATGCTGAGATACTAAGGCGTAAAGAAGCTAAAGAGCCACCACTGCGAAAAACGGGTAGGTTTGGCAGAGAGTCTAAAGACCCTAAAGAAACGGTTTCATTGAAAGACGTAAGGAACCAGATACACGCTAGACTTACTTACATGGACAGCGTGTTACGCAAGTATATGCCCGATGATAAACGAAGACAGGCATTTGAGGCAGAGTTGGGTGGTTTTCTTTTTCCCACCCAGAGGTATACCACGGCGGCCAACTTGGCGACTGACCCCACTCCTGTTCGCGAGGTTCTGGATTTACCGGCCCAGATATCGAACCAAGGTATCCTTGACCACATTAACCCGTTCATCAAAAAATGGTGGGGGTTAAAAGGTCCGATTGCCATAAATTCCAAACCACTTCTGGAACACCCCCGGACCACCCTGTACAACAGGCGAAAGTACAACGAAACCAACCCTCTACAGGATTTTCTGGATGTTTGGAGACAGATGGATGAGCCCCTTACTAAGGATAACATCCTAAAGTTTGCCCGTAACCATAATAAAGCTCTTGAAGATATAATGGACGAGGCTTACGAAACAACGCTTAAACAGCGCAAAGGTGAGGTGTACGTCAACAATTACGCCAACAGAGCTTCTGGTAGGGTTGGCGAAAGGAAATATACAGATGAACAGGCAGAGAAAGCCGCCGAAGAATCTCGTACCGCAGCTCGGAGAGATCTAGCTGGTGAACACAGCGCCGAGCGTTTTTACAATATAAAAGGGCTTGAAAAGAATCTTCTGGACGAGGGGGGTTATGTCTCGATGGGCGGCCAGATTCTGTCTGCTGACAGGCTGCTTGCCCATGTTAACAATCGAATTGTCATCCCTAAAGACTCCCCGGACGAGGGCGTGTGGACAGTCCTAGACATTATGAGGCAGGGCCAATCAGACATCCCCGTTGTGGGTAAGACGCTTGAGAGGTCATTTGAAGCCGGCTCAGACTATGACTTTGTGGTGGGTGATGTGTTCCCTGTAAGCAGGATTGGCGGCGAGGGTGGAGCGAGAAAAGTTTCTGGCGAGGCTGGTGCAGGGACATGGGGTGTCGAGTCAACCGCTAAAAATATCCCCGGCACAGCCGCTGAACAAGATACAGCCATAAGGGAAATAACAGAGGGGATGCTTGCCTCTAAGCCATCCACTGGAGAGGTTGTGGAAAAGTTTGCCCCCTTAGCAGCGGTTGGGTCTGCTGCCGCTTACGACCAATACAGGCGTAAGAAAAAGGATCAAGGACTACTAGGACCATATTAATGCGAACAGAAATGCAAGAAACCTTTATCGAGCAGTATTGCCTAACAGGCAGTGCCGCCAAAGCTGCGGCTACCGCTGGTTACTCCTCCCCTAAGCAACGGGGCTACGAGCTGAAGAATAAGTTCGCAGCAGAGATTGAGCAGCGTCAGAAGCGCATGTTGCAGGATTGCGTGCCCGGTGCTATAGCACAGTTGCAGAGCCTAGCACAGGGCGCTGAGAGCGAATCAGTGCGTCTGGGAGCTGTTAAAGATGTGCTGGACAGGGCAGGGCTGAAGCCGACAGAGAAGATTCAACAGGAGATATCCCACGTAGAGCAAGCCTCCACCGATGAGCTACAGAGGGAGCTAGAGGCTCTTATGGGTACATCCGATCCAACTGTTGTTCCAGACATGGTGAACTGATGCCAATTAGAAAAGTAAAGGGTGGTTGGAGTTTTGGGGGTGGGGTGCATAAGACTTTAGCATCTGCTGAAAGATCATATGCGGCTTACTTAGCCAAAAAGAACAGCAAGAAAAAGCGGGGTTGAAGTATCTGAACAAAGATATTGAGCGATCGCATACAAGAGCAGAGCTGGAAAAAGCGGTAGAGGTTGCTAGGGAGTTACGACAACGTGAGCGATTTAACAAGCTAGATTTCTACGATCCTTACCCCTACCAGCAAAGGTTCCACGAAACAGGAGTAGACGCCAATCAGCGGTTGCTGATGGCGGCCAACAGAATTGGAAAATCCTACTGCGGCGCAGCGGAGATGTCCTACCATGTCACTGGGTTATACCCAAGCTGGTGGAATGGGCGTAGATACAGGCAGCCTATAGTTGCGTGGGCGGGAGGAGTTTCCAACGAAACGACACGAGATATCGTGCAACATGAGTTATTGGGTTCCCCAGATGACCCGGACGCCTTTGGTTCTGGTGCTATACCAAAAAATCTAATAATTAAAACCGAACGCAAGCCCGGTGTTCCTAACGCCAAATCGGTCGCCCTAATCAGGCACGTTAGCGGCGGGAACTCTTCTTTATTCTTCAAGGCCTACGAGATGGGTGTGGAAAAGTGGCAGGGCCGCAGTGTTGATTGCGTGTGGCTGGACGAGGAGCCAAGCAGAGACATCTACTCCCAAGCTGTTACGAGAACCCTTGACCGACGCGGTATGGTCTACATGACGTTTACGCCAGAGCGTGGCATGACTGAAACGGTAGCATCGTTTATTAACAGCATAAAGCCTGGACAAGCCCTGGTTAACGCCACATGGGATGACGCTTCTCAGTCTGTTATGTCTATGAGGGGCCGAGAGGGACATCTACATGAGGCTATCATGGAGCAGATCCTGAGCAGCTACAGCCCGCATGAGCGGGAGATGCGGCGATTTGGACGCCCATCGATCGGTAGTGGTCTGGTTTTCCCCGTGATGGAAGAGAAGATAATGGTAGATCCTGTTCAGTTGGAGGAACACTGGCCACGGATCTGCGGTATAGACTTTGGTTTTGATCACCCCACAGCGTGCGTGTGGATGGCACACGACACTGAGGAGGATGTTCTGTACGTGTACGATTGTTACAGACAGGCAAAAGCCTCACCCGCGGTACATGCAGCTTCTATAAAGACTAGACCAGCCTTTATACCAATAGCATGGCCACATGATGGCAACCGCCGAGACAGCATGGGAAATCCCGGTTTGGCGGAGCAATACAGGCAGCATGGCTGTAACTTTCTGCCTTTTCATTTTGAAAACCCACCCGCTCTGGGGGAGAAGAAAGGTGGCAACTCTATTGAGGAGGGGATCATGGCGTTGCTACAAAGGATGGAATCCGACAGGTTCAAGGTGTTTGCAACGCTTGGGGATTGGTGGGAAGAGTTCAGGATGTATCACAGAAAAGAGGGAAAAATCGTCCCCATTCGTGATGACCTAATGGCAGCTACCAGATACGGCGCCATGTCTTTGCGATTTGCCGTGGCGGGGTCAGACCCCACGTGGACTGAGGAAGTGGAATACAGAAACTATGGAATCATTTAATGGCTGAAAAACTAACTGAAGAAGAACTGGTAACAAGGATACGGGGAGAAATCACCGAGTCCCTTGGGTATATGGGTGACACCATATCCCACCAGCGAGAGCAGGCAATGCAGTATTACTACGGCCTACCCTTTGGCAACGAGGTGGAAGGACGCAGCCAGTTCGTAGACTCCACGGTACAAGATACAATTGAATGGATCAAGCCGTCGCTTATGCGTGTGTTTGCGTCAGGGGACGAGATGGTGAAATTCAGCCCTCACGGTCCAGAAGATGTAGAGATGGCTCAACAGGCTACAGACTACGTTAATTACGTTTTTACAAAAGACAATCCGGGCTGGGAGATCTTGTATTCGTGGTTCACGGATGCGCTCCTATCGAAGAACGGGATTGTCAAAGTATGGTGGGACGATTACGAGGAGTGGAACAGGGAGGAGTATCGCGGCCTTGACGAGACAGAGTTTGAGTCTTTGCTGTCTGATCCAAGCGTAGAGGTTCTGGAGCATACAGAGTACGAAGATGTTAACGCTCACCTGTACGCCTCTGAGGAGGAGGAAGTAGAGGAGGAGGTTGTCCCTGAACAGCAGCCGATGCCGCCTATGGGTATGGAGCAGCAGATGCCTCCCGCCGCGCCACCTATGGAGATGGAGGAGGAGGGCGAGCAGGTAGAAGAGCAGGTAGAAGAACAGGCCACCGTCACGATGGTGCATGATGTTGTAATCCAGCGTCGAGATTACGGTGGAAAGATAAAGATAGAGAATGTTCCGCCGTCCGAGTTCCTCATCTCACGAGAGGCCAAAAGTATACAAGAGGCTAGGTTTACATGCCACAGAGTGTTGAAAACCCTGTCCGAGCTGCGGGAGATGTATCCTGATAAAGACCTAGATGTAGAGGATATGTCAGGCGCTGCCGAGGATATGGCTGACTTTTCTAGCGAGCGTCTTGAGCGGTTTGCGTTTGATAAGTCTGCCACGTACTGGGAGGGCTGGGGTGACGCTACCTACGGTGAGGACGGCCTACGCACCTATTGGTTGCATGAAAGTTTTCTGCGTACAGATTTTGACGGAGATGGTATTACTGAGCTGCGTAAAGTATGCACCGTTGGAGACACGGTCCTGTCTAACGAAGAAATAGATTCCATCCCGTTTGTTTCCATCACCCCAATAAAAGTTCCCCACAAGTTCTTTGGTTTGTCTATAGCGGATCTCGTTATGGATCTTCAGTTAATGAAGAGTACCCTGATGCGTAATCTCATGGACAATATGTACAACCAGAACTTTGGTCGATTTGCAGTTCTAGAGGGGCAGGCGAATCTGGACGACCTCCTGACCCAACGGCCGGGCGGTGTTGTTCGGGTTAAATCCCCCAACGCCGTAACGCCCCTCGCTACCCCCGCTCTGCAACCCTACTCGTTTCAGATGCTTGAGTATCTTGATAACGTGCGGGAATCAAGAGCTGGGGTCAGTCGTATGTCTCAGGGGATGAACGAAAACGCTCTAACCAGCCACACGACAGCTACTGCGGTCAACGCGGTTATGTCGGCGGCTCAGAGCAGGGTAGAACTGGTGGCTCGTAACTTTGCGGAAACGGGCGTCAAAGATTTAATGATAAGGATATATGAGTTATTACACAAAAACCAAGACAAGAAAAGAGTTGTTATGTTGCGTAATGAGTGGGTTCCGGTACGCCCTGATGTATGGCGGGATAAGTATGATTGCACTGTGTCTGTTGCTCTAGGTAGCGGCAACAAAGACCAACAGATGATGCACCTCAGCCAGATGATCCAGTTTGCCAGCGAGGCAATGCAGGGTGGTCTACAGATTGTTAGCGAGCAGAACATGTACAACTTAGGCGCGAGCATGGTAAAGGCTATGGGTTTTCAGAATGTCGATGATTTTCTAACTAACCCAGAGGATATTGAACCAGAGCCAGAAGGGCCAACTCCAGAGGAACAAATGGCTCAGATGGAGATGGAACTTAAACAGAAAGAGTTGGAGATAAAAGCGGCAGATGTGCAGGTAAAGGCCCAGAAGATCCAACAGGAATATCAAAAGGACGCGGTTGACGCGCAGCTAAAGGTGGAAGAACTGAAGCTGGAACGTGAACAAAACCGCGCCGTAGCAATAGGAGCAACATGAGTACACAACAAAGGGAAGAACACGCGAACAGAATTCTAACCGACCCGTTGTACCAAGAAGCATTTGATACGTTGAAAAAAGATTTAATGAACCGCTGGGAACACAGCGGCTCGACAGAGTTGGAAGCCAGGGAATCAATCTGGCTTGCGATGCGATTGCTTGACAGGATTCATAATCATTTCAAATCCATATTAGAAACTGGACAAATGGCTAAGATGCTGGAAAAGCAACACCCATTCATCTGATAAGAGGAACATGACATGGCGGATACGCAAAATGCCCCGCAGCAACCGGCTGGATTACAGCCAATACCCGCGCCGGGTGGAAGTATAAACGAGGCGCAAGAAGCACTTCTAAGTTTACTGGACCCTCAAGACGAGAAAAAGCCGAAAACTGAGGAGGCACAACCTACCGAAGAAGAAGAGTCTATTGAGGAAACTCAAGACGAATCATTGGAAGAGGAGCAGCCCGATGAGGAAGAAGAAGCGGGCGAAGAGCCTGATGAGGATGAGGAAACCGACGAGGTTGAGGAAACTGAAGAGTCCGATGAGGTCACACTTTATACTGTAAAGGTAAACGGTGAGGACACTGAGGTCACTGAAGATGAACTGATCCGCGGTTATTCCCGCCACTCAGACTACACCAAAAAGACGCAAGAGTTAGCAGAGGAACGAAGAAATATAGAGTCTACTCAGGCTCAATATTACTCTGAGTTATCCGCGCTGCAACAGGAGCGTCAGCAATACGCAGAAGCATTAACCCAAGTGATCCAAAGTTCAATGGCTGGTTTGGAGCAGTACAATAATATAGATTGGGAAACCCTCAAGACTGATGACCCCATAGAGTATATTACCAAGCGCGACGAGTATCGAGAGATACAGGAGCGTGTACGCCAGAATCAGTATCAAGCCCAGCAAGCTCAGCAACAATATGAAGCTGAAATGCAACAGGTTAAGAAGCAGGTGTTACAGGACGAGCATGGAAAACTGGTAGCGGCGATGCCCGAATGGGGTGACCCAGCGACCCAGAAAAAACTTGCTACAGACCTTAGAGCATATGCAATTAGCCGAGGATACACACCGGAGGAGATAGGGGGTCTTGTAGACCACAGATCCCTAATGGTTCTTATGAAAGCTCAGAAGTATGACGAGCTACAAAAGGCAGACGTTAAGGCCAAGAAAGTAAAGAACAAGCCAAAGGTTGTGAGGGCTGGCACAGGAACAAAGAAATCACAGGAGGGAAAATCTCGGCGTAAAGCCCAAATGAAGCGTCTTCAAGGCACAGGCCATGTTGATGATGCGTCTGCGCTTTTAGAGGATTTTATAGACATTTAACTAAGGGAGGGAAATGCTATGGCAGTTCCTACGAATACTAGGGAAACCTATGGTGCTGT